AAGCGGAATAGGCAGCGCGCCTCCCTGGCCAGAGGTAGGGGTTCAACCATTCTTCTATCCTCCTAGCGAGAAGAGCTGGTGTGACGTCACACCAGCCCCAGTCACATTGCCTAGTTGGCGGCGTCCGCGTGTGCTCTATAGGCGCGTGCATCGCGCGTTAAGAACGCGTTGACGTTACCGGCAGTTAATGCCTGACCGGCATCCTCCTCGACTTGGAAGCTGAGGAACCGCTCGTAATCGGGACTGTTCGACGGCAGCGCCATCACTAGCGTGTAGCCCACGACGAGCAAGGCGACCGCAATAGAGTCGGACGTAATGTGCTCCGTCTGCGTGCCGTCGACCTGAGCGGGAGCCGCCGCGTCCGAAGCAAGCTTGAAGCGTACCGTGGCCGCGCCGCCCGACGTGATGAGGGTCGTGACCTGAACCACGAGGTACAGGGGCTCCCCCGCACCAAGGTCCCGAACGACTGCTCCGCTGTCCACGTCGTCTCCAACGTTAACGGTCGTGTTATTAGGAGTTCCCACAGACGCCGCGTCGGCGAACTCCAGATTTTCGTCAATCCACATTATTCAGTTCTCCTTCGTGTCCGTTAGGCTTAGGTAACTTGCGCTTCGTCGGCAGCCAGGGCGTCGACGCGACGCATCGGGATACCATGGAACCGCTCGGTGTAGCGTTGCTGACCGCCGACCGCCGAGGCGTCCGAACTGGGTTGATCTGCCGTGACGGCACCACCGGCGCCCTTGGCGATAGACTGGCGAGCGACCCAGCTGGCGAGATCGCGAGCCATGTAAAACGAGGCTCGTCCGCGAGCCAGGTTCGGCACTAGACGCATGGCCTGGAACATCAGGTCTGGCAGGTCTGCACCCGTCGAGAAGGCACCGCTGGTGAATACGTTCGTCAGGTCGGACTTGTCGATGTTGGCGATGCGAACGCCGAAGCGCCAATCTTTAACAACGAGACCGGCGTCGAGTGCAAAGTGCTCTCGGTAAGCCAGCATCCGGCCACCGGACCCATCCTGATCCTCGATGACGACTTCACCCATGTCCTTTCGGCGAAGACCTGCCGTCGAACCCTTAGGCACAATGCCGTGGATTGTCTGGTCGCTCCAGACAATGAGCCAGATCGACGCATTATCGGAACCAGTACCCAAAGCGTCGAGGATATTGTCCCCGCTTTCGGCACTCAAGTCGTTGTAGTGGGGCGAAAGACCGGTAAACGCTTCAGGCTCGGTCGTCTCGTTTCCGAAAAACAGGGTATCAGCCAGTTCGATGTTGATGCCCTCAAGGTGAGGTATGGCCTCGGAGAGACGGAACTCGGCGGTATTACCGTTGAGGTCCGCGATACGAACATCCACTTCGGCGAATGCTTCCAGCATACCCGTAGTAAACATGATTTGCGCCGTAGACGACTTGGTCGGCTGCACACCGCCGCCGATCTTACGCCACGTCGGGACTGGTAGACCCGTTCGCACCGTCGCCCGGTGACCCGTGGGCAAGTTGCCTTCCATGAAGACCATCTCGTCGAGAACTTCATTTGTCTCGTTCAAAATCTCCGCGATAGCGCTGATGGACCCGTCTGGGGCAGTGCGACGAGCCAGATCAAGGAGGGTTGGTTGGGTTGTACTTAGGGTTGCCATGTTGCTCTAGGCTCCTTCGTTTGGCGCTGGCTACGCGCCCTTTGATGTGTTGTCGGGGTACATCGTCTGCGCCAAGGATTTCTCACCCTTGGTCGCGCCCCCAGATGTAATGACATCATCTCCAAGTTTCGCATTAATACGGTTCGCGAACCGGATGATCTCGGGATGGTTACCCAGCCCGTAAGTCTCCAGCACCTCAACCAGCGCTGGAGTACCAAATTTCTGTAGTGTCAGCTTGGCACCGTCGACGCTGCCCTGGAACTTGTCGCCCCCGATTTCTTCATCCTTCTTGGCCGTATCCAGCCACTCGGTCTTCAAGTTTTCCCAGTAGGTGACGTTCTCCTGCGCCTGATCCTGCATGATCTTGGTCTGCATATCGACCAATCCCTGCGCCGCTTCCTGCGTGAGATTGTGCTTTTTAGCGAGGTCCTTGAATTCGCCCATCACCTCCAGGGGCTCCATCCCCTCGGGCAACTTAAAGTCCTCATACTGTTCCGGCGCTCCCTGCAGAGCGTCTTTGTCTTTATCGCCTTCGGCCTTGCCATCCTCGGCTTTGCCATCCTCAGCCTTGCCGTCTACGGCTTTGCCATCCTCCGAAGCGATGGCGTCAGCGAGAACGGTCTTGCCGTCCTCGGCCTTGCCGTCCTGGTTCTGGGGAGTTCCCTCCCCCGTCCCGTCTTCGTTTGTCACAGTATCACTCATTCTTCGTCCTCCAAATTATCGAGACCGACGTTGCGCGCATAGGTGCGCTCACGTTGGATCATTTCATCGCGAACCATACTATACCTCTCCGGCGCGACTGTAAAGAGCAAATCCCGCATGTCCTTTCCGATCTTACGACGACCTTCGTTATAGGCCGTCGTATGCGTCAGCTCCCCGGCGAAGCTCATGCTCTCCAACCGAGTGTGCCGAAACAGGATCGAGAACACCGCTCGGCCCTCGTAAGTGTTGAGCACGGTTCTCAGTAGGTCGTGCTCCTCAATGCGACGAAGCTCGTCGGCCTGTTGTGCCCTCTCGACTTGTTCCGGGTCACCGACGTCATACATTGGCATCCCTAAAGCCTCGTTCAGATACGCGTCGTCTGCCATCACTATTCTCCTCCAACTATCTGCCCGGCCAGGGACTCTTCCCCTACCGGAATACTACCCACCGCTGACGCCGCGCTCGCCAGCTGCTGCGCCGCCGCGAGAGCCTGCTCCTGCTCCGCGCGTTCCTGTTCCGCCTGCCGCGCCTCGGCCACCTCCTCGTCCGAAGCCACGAGATCGGCGGGAGCACCGATCAGCGTCGCGTACCTATCGATGGCCTGATCGCCCTTAAACTTTCGCCCGTCTGACAGACCGGCCTCCATCAAACCGCCCGTGAACTGCCCCAAGCGCTCGATGATACCCGTCTCTGCCGCCTGTTGCGCGATGGCCAGGGTGGAGATATACCGGGGAATGAGAGGACGGTTCTGCAATTCGGGAGGCGGTGGTGGGATCAGACCATCCTCCAGAAATTGGCCGTCAGCCGTCGTACTCGCCCTCACCATCTGGTTAAACGTACGTGAGATCATGGGGTCCAAGAAATCCGTAAATTGTCGCTGCAGCGTCGGTCCCAACTGTAGCAACCGCTCCGCGTGCCGCTGCGCCAGCTCCATCTGATTACGTGGCTGTATACCCTCCATCTCCGTGATGGCCAAGAAAAGGTCCACGAAGAAGTCGCGTCCGATCCGCCTCTCGGTTCTCGCCATGTCTGTGCCCATCTCGCCGAAGTTGGGGTTGATCTCGTAGATGGGCTTGAGAATATTCTGGGTGTTCGGCGCGTCGTACCAGGTTCCGTGTCCCGGTAGCGCCGATACGGCCTGGTTCTGCAACGAGGCGGGCCCGTGAAGCGGGGGAGTGACGTGCTTGTCGAGCGCCTGGCCCTTCTTCTTCTCCTGGTGCTGCAACTGGCGCACGTCGCCGAGCGCTGTCATGCCGGGACAGTTGGTGCCGTAGATGTCTTCGTTCGTCAACTCCCAACGCGGCACGTGGAAGGGAAATTCCTGAAACCCCCGCTCTGACAGGAACACGTTCTTATCGCTGTTCCCCTTCTCGTAGTACACAGACCTAAACGGGCGTTGGTTCGGTCGCAGGCTACCCGTGATGAAGTTACGGTTGGGGTGGACCGCGTGAACCACGGGAACCCACAAATGATAGTCGCCTCTGTCGTAAGACTCACGTACTCGAAGACTTATGTTTTCTCCCACGCGTCCGTTGACGGAAAATTGTCCGACTATCTGCTGCACCGTCGCGTCGTATTCCCGAAACACGGTATCCGGTATGAAACGATCATTCTGCGCGATGTAGTAGCTCCCGACCGTGTGGGTGTAAAACCGGGCGAGTGTCTGTTGATCGTCTACGTGCGACATACACCCGGTACCGAACAACAGCTCCTCTCGCAACATCATCGGCGACATGTTATAGAGGTTCGACGCATTGAAGATACGGTTCATCTGCTGGCGAACGATGAAGAACCACTCCTTTGCCGGACCGAACTCCAGGAAGCCAGGGTCGTCCGTACCCAATAGAAACCAAGGAGTCGTAGGCGACATGATGCCCGCAAACATGCCCGCCATGGCGACACGTAGGGCCCACGTGGCCTCGCTGTTAAATATCTTGTTCCAGCGCTCTCGACCACCCCGATTTCTCTCGTTTCCCAGGAACCGGCCACGGCGCGGATCGACGAACTGCGCGAGCGACATGTACTGCCCATCGAAACTACTTCGCTCTGTCTTGAGAGCGCCAAGTTGCTTCTGCAAGAACGCCTTGCTGTCGGGATGATCGGGCACTCTAGGCTCCCAGAACCGTCTTGCCGACAACAGTCGCCGGTTCGGTCAACCCGAGACCCGACGTGAGAATGGTTGAACCCCTACCTCTGGCCAGGGAGGCGCGCTGCCTATTCCGCTTCCTCGCGGTCACCGTATCCTGACTGGCCGGACGCGGACTAGGAGGTAGCGCAGGTACCGGGGGAGGAGGCGGGGGAGGAGGGGGAGGAGGGGGAGCCTTCGGGGCACCACCACCAAATAGACCACCAATTAAGCCACCCATATCATTATGTTCCTTCCTGCAGTGGTGTGACGTCACACCAGCTTAATAATATAACTCAACGTCGTCTCGGGCGCAACACGGGTTTATAAGACCCAACGACCGTCGACCCGCTGTCGATGAGGTTCGCCGCGAAACCGGTGTAGATGTAGGACCCTAACTCGGCCAAGAGAGTATCTGCCGCACCCTCCGTCAGCGTGGCGTCGAAACCGGTGTAAATGTAAGACCCCAGCGCGGCAATAAGAAGGTGGTTCCACAACAAATTCGCAACGAAACCAGTATAGACGTAGGACCCCAACTCCGCCGTCATAGCAAAACCCCGAACGAAACCCGCGTCGAAGCCCGTGTAGACGTAAGACCCCAGCGCCGCAGTGAGACTATGGTCCCACAACGTGCCAGCGGCGAAGCCGGTGTAGACATAGCTCCCAAGGGCCGCGTCCACGCGATGGTCCCAAAGTAGATCGGAGGCGAAGCCGGTGTAGACGTAAGACCCTAATTCAGCCAGGATGGAAATAGCGCGCGTGAGCGTCGCGTCGAAGCCGGTGTAGACATAGCTCCCAAGGGCCGCGTCCACGCGATGGTCCCAAAGTAGATCGGAGGCGAAGCCGGTGTAGACGTAGCTCCCGAGGGCCGCGATTAATACCTCGGCTACCGCTGCGCCTTCCTCTATTGACCAGCCGAACAGTTTTTTAGCTGTGGTTTCATTTTCGGTGTTGATAGTCGTCGTGAAGCCGTCGCTGTCGAACGACAAGTGGGAATGATCTTGGATAACGGTAGTTACGTCGTCGTTGCGGAAGTCGATAACCCGGCTTCGGAACAGATTGTTGGTGTTGATGGTAGCAGCGGCGTCTTCGTTGTACCAGCTGTGACAAGTTTCCCCTCCGGAACCAGCATTGGAAGAGATGCCGAGAGCCCCGGAATTGGCCCCGCTATCTATACTGTCCTCGGAGGTTAAATTGGTAAGGCCGAGACCGACGTACTGCGGAATGAAACCCAACCCCGTGACAGCCCAAGTCGCACCGCTCGTCGGGCTATCGACGCTGAAGACCTTCGCCTTTATATTATCCAGGTCTACTATTAGCGAGTAGACTTCCATACCCGCGCCCGCCGCGACATCGCGCGTAGTGACCGTGATGGTGCCGCCGGAACTGGAGAAGGCGGTGACTTCAAGGCCCCAGTCCTGGCCACCAGCCTCGGTGATGATATCTAGCACACGGTCGGTGCTAATGATCGCACTCGGGCTCCCGACATTATTATTATGATCGCTGCACCAGCCTAAGCACCGCTGGGTAAACGTATAGCCACCGGCATCGTTCCCGCTGATATGACAGACGCCAAAGGAATTGTTGATGCCCGTACTGACATTATCCTCGGCGGCGATGTCAGTTCCGATGAAGAAGATCAGCTTTTCGTTACCGTCGGTAAGCCCGGCGTGCGTGATCGTCGCGGTACCGTCCAGCGTCGAATTAATTGCTGTCCTACGAATATCTTCTACGAGATCGGTTCCGCCATACATTTCGACACTGGCAAAAAAGGCTGAAGCGGGGGCTTCGCCCGCTGTGTGAGTAAGTCGAACACCATCAGTTATCAAACTCGCGGTTCCGCTGAACAAGACAGCACCAGCGGTATCGAGGATTATGTATGACTTGGTGTTCGACTTTATGGCGTCACTGTCAACTTTAGCTGACGCGTCTTCATCCTGGTGGGATATACAAAAATTATTGGTGAAATCGCTAAAGCCTATAGACAACTTATTTTCGGCGGTAGCATTCGTATCATCCGACGCATCGAATGAAACCGTTATCCGACAAGCTTTTGCTGAACCAAAACCGGCTTTGACAAAATCAGTTGTTCCACCTGCCGCTGTAGACAGCGCAGCACTCACATTTTCAACTTTAACATCACCAAGCGGCGGCGATGGCGGATAGAGAAGGGCGACCGGTGTCGTCCGGACAAATGGTCTGACCGGCGGTCGATAGACAAAATTCGAGCTATAAAATGCCGATGTATCGGCCATCGAATTTAGCCTAGGAGTTCAAAAATCATTTCCGCGGTGAGCTTGACGGCAGTCAGCGCAACGTCGGAACGCACTACAATTATTCCTTGGCCACCAACAACGATTTGTGACGCAGGTGTTGGTAAATAGTGCATTTGTCCCAGTACATTAAACCCACGCCGAGCGACTAAATTGCCTTCAGTTTCATCAGTGGTCAAGTTTACTAATGCTGTGCCACCGGCAGCGACTGAGTTGCCATCATTCAACGCTCGCGGTGTCGCTGCCGTACCAACCCCAGCTACACCGGACGCGAAATGAATTTGGATCGCTCCACTGTCGCTAGTTTCGACATCCTCTTGCGTAACGTTTACTTCGTGCAAAATAAAAGCAACATCGGCTGGCACCGTATAGGAAATCAGATCTTTTGCCGCCGTAATTGAAATTGCGTCCATGATAAGTGAGTACATGCGTCCTTGTGCCATTGGCTACATCCTTAGTTGTGTTGGATCGAATTGTCGGGTGAGAAATTCGTCTGGAAATGGCACCGACGCTACAGTAATCTTGAAATCATCGATATCCCATCGAATACGGGCGTCAGCCCCGGCGGCTAAAAAGGCGTTTCCCCAACCCATGCCACCTTTACCAGCACCGGCTAGACCATCGGCGCTGTCGTCATTGGTGGCGCTGGCGACTGAGCTATAACCACCGCCGCTGTCGATAAAGGCTTCTTGGCTATCGGTGCGAACTTCGAGCTTGTAGGTATTACCAGTCGCGATATCATCAGTATCAGCGGTAGCCAAAGACGTTCGAGTACCGTTAATTATTTTCCCAAGAACAACATCGGTGGTTGGTACGACAGCCCACTGGAAAAAGTAATACTCTGTCGTTGCAAGCGCACCGCCAGTACTTCGCGCCATGATGCCAAATTCGTTATCATCGAAAGCGGGATCGTCAGCCACGACTTCAACATCATAGTCGGCGCTCGACGGCGTGTCGTCAGCTGTCACTATGACACGAGCGCTGTTAGTGTCGATGGTTAACTGACAAATGTCCTCAGCCGCGATCACCCTTGGTACGCCACCAGTGGTATTTTCATCCACCGTCCAGCCAGTTCCGGTGTCGGGCGTATGAGACGCTAGGTCGGTGTCCGATGCTTCGGTAAAAGTGTCTTGAAATTCCACCGCCATCAGGTGACGCCCTTGACGAACGTATGATGCTTACGTGGCTCGAACGATGCATTCAGTCGCCGCCCCATTCGGCGAAGGTATCTCCAAAGGGGCTGGGCATCATCTAGGTCGGTAATGTCAACCAATCTATCGGCAAATTCCTGGCGAAACGCTTGTCGCTGCGTCAGCGTCCAGCTGCGCGATAGAGGATCATCGTCGAGATAGGTTTTAATCCGTTGCCGCGTTTGCGCCTGCGTCCATTGTTGCGGGACAAATCTTTTTACTTGTCCGCTCGCAATGACTTCGGAAAAATCCTCACCAACTATCAGCGACAAGCACCACAGGAAATCAGTATTTATTACTGATGAATGGCAGATATGCTTGAAACCAAACGGAGGAACAAGAATAGGACGACCGAGGTCTTCAATCGTCTCCACAAACGGCCTAAAAGCGTCTTTCTCAAACTCGACAACGGGATTGATGACCCAAGTGGCAGGCATCTACTTACCCTCTACCTCGGGACGGTTGCCCACGTTCTTCCCGAGCGCGCGAGCAAGCATGGCCCGTTCCTCGTCCAGTTCTGGCAAAACGGGGCGCTCGACGTCCTTGATAGATCGTTTCAACGCCTTAAAGGCATCTTCCAGAGGGCCTAGTTCCGCAGCCATAGTATCTCGCTTCCGATACAGTCCAGCATTCTCCTCAAAAAATTGCTCGCGCGTGACGGTCAATTCCCAGAAACGCCGCTGCATGTCTTCGCGCTTGAATTTATTGCTCATGGTTCATGTTCTCCTGTCGTTGTTCCGGCGTCGCGTTGGGGAAGTCGTACTTGTGGCCAAAGTAGCCCCGGCACCAAATCAAAACAGCGTTCCAGGCGGCACCGTGATCTTTGACGCTCCACGCGAACGGATCGGCTTCTTGCACTCCGGCTTTCGTCTGAATGACGTACATGATCCCGCAACTGGGGTGCCACTCGAAACGAAGTTCAGGCAGTCGCCCCTGCCTGAAATATTTGATCTGTGTCACGTCCGTATCCGCCATCTTTATCCTCCTGGTGTGACGTCACACCATCTTACACGTTGTTGATCCACGCGGTGGCGGGAAAGTCGATGGTGAACGTCTCGCTCGACGCGAGCGTGACGTCCGAACCGTGGTCATAGTGCCCGATGAGCGGATCGACCGGCGCCGCAGTCGGCGTGTCGTTGTAGATAACCACGTGACGAAACGTGGCCACGGCACCCGACGCTGTCAACACCAGGTCCGTCAGGATCAAGTTGTACGTGCCCGCGGGCGACTGCGAACTCGACGTAGTCGTGATGTTCCGGCTCGACAAGTTCGTGTAGCTGATCTCCGTCAGATCGAGCAACACGGTGTTGGTCGCGACCGGCGCGCTAGCCGCCGCAGTAAGGGCAACAACCATCTGGTCGGCACTGAGGTCGTGGACCTTCTCCGCCATGTGTTCCGTGAAGCTGTTGAATTTGTTGTAGGTAGCCATTAGCCAATCCTCTCTCTGATTACGTCAAGGTCCGCGTTTAAGACATCACGAATGGCGGTCAACTTCTCGATCTCCTTGTAGAGGTTATCGCGGTTCTCGGTCTGTACGACGATCAGCTCGTTCAGCTCGCGCACCGTCGCCGAAACTTTCTCAACCTCCACCTCGTTCTCGACGTCCAGTTGCTCCTGATCGGCGGCCTGACGCGCCAGCGCGACCTGACGCGCCACCTCGACGCTAGCCTCGTGAGCCTCAATATCTACTACTGCCTGACGCAACACCGTCTGAGCATTCGCCTCAGCCTCGGTAGCTTGTCCCCTAGACGCGATGGCGTTTTGTTCGGCCTCGACAATTAACTGCAGAAGCGTCGCGAGTTCCTTCTCGGCGGCTAAGACGTCGTCGAAGACCTGCCTGGCACTGCCCAAGCGACTGAATAAGTTCTCCAGGTTCGCCGCCGTCCTGCGGGCCTCGGCCCAATTCTCGTTAGCCATATTTCGTCTCCTTATCTCATCAGTACGCGAACGTCGACGCTGACGCTGGTACCGGCAGCGATCCGAGGCCGCAGCGAAGTAACGTTCTCTAGGATCGTCTCGATGTCGGCGCTCGTGAACGCGATCACGTTTCCCTGCGGATCATGCAGGTCGTTGAAGATGACCCTATCCGGGTCCAGGGAACCCTCGATGCGAACGTCACCGCTCGCCCCGAAATCGTCGGACACCTGGACCGTCTTGTCAGACTTGAAAGGGGCGCTGACCGAAACCGCCGTGTCGGCCTCCGTCATGTTGAACCACTCGTAAGCAACGATGTCGTTGCGTTCTCGAAAAATTCGGACTGCTTGTATCTCGGCCATGTTATCTCCTCAGATTTCCTCGTAGGGATCGTACTCGTGCTCCACCTCGCCCCCCTGCCGCGGTATGCCGTCCGGCACGTCCGCTATGTCGAACGCGTAGGTAACCGCCAAGGCATCCCCAAAATCGGGGGACGGAATGCCCCTGGCCTTCGCGTCCGGCTTCGGCTCCAACCAAATGCGGTCGGTGCCCTTCAGGAAGCCGTACATGCGCTGCGTCAGCGTCGACGTTCGCGTACTGATGAGATAAGGAGACGAAATATGGCTAACGAGAATTGGGACGAGGCCCGCAGGACGGCGGCGAACCTCGAGAACTTATTCAGTCGCTTGGGCAGTGCCAGGCAGGTCTTCGAC